GCTTGTCGAAAGCAGCCGTCGAGTTGATGCTAAAAACCCCGAAAACACGGCTGCGGGTTTGTATCAGTACACTGCAGACTCGTTGCGCACGGCAGTTAATCGTTTAGAAAACACTATTGGTTCGCAAAATTTGCCTGCATGGGCTGTAGCGGCTCGTGAGTCTGGTGATGCAAGGACACTAGATGCGGCAAAACAAAAAATACTGTTTGAAGCTGACACCTTTCAAAAGCCAACTTGGGATGACACGCTCCGCGCAATGTCCGCCGGAGACGCATCATCTGGTATTGAGTTCTACAAAAAATATCATCACACCAAACCAAATGAAGCGACGTTAAAACGTATTGCTGCGTTGCAGGATCAGTTTATTTTGGGTGATCAGGGTTTAGAGGAAACTCAGCAGCCCGAAATTCCTGACGCAACCCCTGTAGAAACAGCTTCTGTAGAGCCTCAGATTCCTGCTGCAGCTCCCAGAGAGGAAGTGTCTGTTGCACAGTTAGACCCTGTGGAAACAGTTGCGCAACAGCCGAAAGAAAGTGAACCAGCCGAACCGCAGCCTGCAATTAACTGGGACGTAGTAAAATTTAAGTACGGAATTGCTCAAAGTAAGCCCTTAGAGTTTTCTGATAAGAGCTTTAAGCAGCAAGCGTTTTGGAGCGCGGTTGCTAAAGAAAACGTTATAGCTTTGCTCGCAGGGGCGGAACCAGACAATGGTCTTCAAGAGCTAAAGCAATCTGCTGATGCTGCTGGTCGCTTTGTCGATCCTGAATATGATTGGACTAGAGACCAGCGGCTTGAAGACTTTGATGCTGCTTCGCGTCTTTATTTTTCGCAGAGCAACTCTTATGAGCATACAACAAGCCTGCTGTCCCAATACAAAGCCGAAAAAACGCTAGAGCGCAATTTAAGCGGTGAGCGTGGCGCACAAATCATGGGAACTGTAACAGGGGCTATTGTTGACCCATCTTTGATGGCCTTGCCCGCTATCAGAGCTACAACAAAAGGATCGCAGATACTGCGCGCTGCAGGCGTGCTTGGCGCAGAAGAAGTCACGAAACAGATACTCGATCCAAGCCGCGAAGATTCCTATTTGGCATACGCGCTTGGTGCTGCGCCGATTGTTGGCTTGCTTCAGAGAACTAAGCCTATGCGCAATCTTTCTCTGCAAGAGGCTGCGCAAGTAGAAGAGCGCGTTTTAAGGGAAATGGTGTTTCCTGACCCAAACGATGTAGGGGTTTTGGGCGCTGCTGTTAATCCCAAATCAAAACCGCTTTCTGTTACAGATGATGTTGCAGAAATGCGGCCTGCAGATGCAGTTGGAGGGATTCACAAACTTAACCTGAATCCTATCAGTGTTTTGCTGAACGAGCCCGACACAAAGCTTGCAGCTATTACGCAGAGCATTGTTACGCGCGCATTAGAAATTCCAATTTACTTGCGGGGCAATCTCGCAAACCGTGCGATGGCTACGCCAAGCGACAATGCCGAAACATTGTTGCGCTCTGGGCGTGGCCCAATGGTAGAGACCTTTGTCCAGATACGTGACAAATACAGCAATTATGCAATGCGCGTTACCGGCAAGCGCCCATCTGGGATGAGGATGGCACTTGACCGCTCTCGTGCTGACGAGCTTAGTTTTCGTCAATTTGGCCGCGAAATAACAAAAGCAATAGGTAACGGCGGCAAGCACTCAATCCCAGAGGTCGCTGAAGCCGCAACGTTTGTGCGCAAATACTACGATGATATGTGGGAGAAGGGCCAGCGCACAGGCACGTGGGAAGGCATTGCTGCTTCTGAGCTGCGCGCTATTGATCGCAGACTTGAAGAACTGCGCGCCCCCCTGACAAGCACAAATCCATCAGCAAGAATTGCAATGGAAGCTGAGCGTGCGCGTCTTATTCGTGCAAGAGATATTGTAAAAGACCGTCTAGAGCGAGCCAGGAATGGCTCGCAGAGCAAACGCTCTAACTATTTTAATGTCGTCTATCGCAGAGATTTTTGGAAGCAAAACAAAGATCATGTAATTCGCATAATTATGAAAGAGGGCAAACACCCTCAGTCTGTTGCGGAAGAAATTTACAACGACATCGTAAAGACCGTTCCGTATCGTGGGAATCAAGCGATGCGCTCCGCACAAGCGCGAACCTTAAACATTGATCCCATGAAGTTTGTTGACGATGCGGTGGGCGACGCTGTTGAAACAGACATCTTCTCGCTTATGCGTATGTATCAGCGTTCTACAGATGCTGACATAGGGCTTTACTCAAAGTTTGGGTCCATTGACCTTGCTGACGAAATAGATGCCATTAGGAAGCTTTTTAAGGAGCAAGCAGAGGGCATGAGCCCCTCGCAGATGCGAGCGCACCAGAAAAAGATGGAAAGCACCATACAGCGCGTAGAGGCTGTGCGTGACTTGGTGCGCGGCACGTATGGTTTGCCCACTGACCCCGCAAATATGTCATCTCGATTTATTCGGATGTCTAAAAATTTTGCGGCACTAACGTTGCTTACCGGCCCATTGGCGGCGCTGCCTGATCTTGGCCGTGTTGTAATGGTAAACGGCCTGACAAATACGCTTGGCTCCACTTACGAGGCATTGTTTGCTGGATTTGGAACATGGAAAGCGTCCAAATCGCTAATGAACTCTGTTGGAGAAGCGGCCGACATGATAATGGCCGCAAACGCAGCGCGTGTGACAGACCTTGGCGACTATATTGGCGTTTATACTGGGTTCGAGCGTGGCTTAGAGCGGTCCACAAATTTTTATTTCAACTACATAAATGGAATGAACTTTTGGACCGACACCATGAAGACCCTTAATGGTGTCGTAACCCAGACCCAGTTGCTTAAGGGCATCGAAGCCTACGGAACGGGCAAGATTTCAGCGAAAATGAAAGCGCGTCTAGCTAAGCTTGGCATTGACGAGCCAATGGCGCAGCGCATTTTAAAGGAAAACGCCAACTGGGAAAAAACCAAGCACAACATTATTGCTCATACTGACCAGTGGGCTGACGATGTTGCACGTGAAACATTTGAACGCGCAATGGGCATTGATGCGCGGTTTACAATTGTAACGCCGGGGCTTGGCGACGCACCTTTGTTTGCAACGGACATACGTTCGTTGAAAGGGGTGCCTGATTGGGTTAGCCCCGAGCTTGGTAGCTTGCTGTTTCAGTTTAAAAAGTTTGGATTAAGCGCCCATCAAAAAGTGTTGGTAGCAGGTCTGCAGGGCGACAAACGAGATGCCATGATTGGCATTACAACAATGGTGGCGCTAGGTGGTCTTGTTGATTACATCCGCTCCACACAAACTTTGGGGCCAAGTTACAGCAAAAGAAGCACAAAACAGCGGATGTTTGGCGCAGTAGAGCGCGCTGGTATTGTTGCGCCCTTTTTGGATGCGTCTCACTTTGCTGAAACGCTTACTGACATGACGCTTGGAACGCCGGTTGGTATTAAAAGCGTCCTTGGTCTTTCCCCGCCATACGATCCAACAATGCGACAGCTCGTAGGGAATCTTGTTGGGCCTGCGGCTGTACCATACGCGAATTTGTACGACTTGCTTACAACCGAATCTAACACATTAGAAGCCAGGCGAATTAGAGAACTCGTTTGGTCAAACCGGCTAGCGCACCTTGATTGGTTTTGGGACAGCTTTGAAAAAGCAATCCGTTAATGTGCGTTGCGACCACTAATAGGGGTGAGTTCATTCAATTATGGCTATAACTGACACCGCACCTCGGGTGCAATACACCGTGGGTGGTTCGGCCCAAACCGCCTTTACTGTTAACTTCAGGTTTTTCGCTGAAGGCGATCTTGTCGTTTATGACGGCACGACGCAGCTTACGTATGCTGCATCGCCTTCTGACGCCACTGAGTATTCTGTGTCTGGCGCTGGAGAAGCATCAGGCGGCACAGTTACGCTTGGTGGCAGCGGTGTAACAAACACCACTATTACTATTGTTCGTGACGTTCCTGTTGCTCGATCAACTGATTTTCCGGCCAGTGGCCCGTTCCAGATTGACTCGCTAAACGACGAACTGGACAAATTTGCTGCAATGATCGCAGAGCGCGAGACTCAAATTACTCGAACGCTCAGCGCGCCTGACACAGACCCAACTGGCATTGATATGGCTTTGCCCGCCAAAGCAGATCGATTGGGTAAGTATCTGCAGTTTAACTCGACAACTGGTTTGCCTGAAGCGGGGCCTAACAGCGCAGACGTAACGGCTCTTGCAGATGTTGCCACCGACATTGCAACGCTTGCTGACATCGAAGACGGAACTGTCGCAACAAATGCGATTCAAACTGTTGCTGGAATTAGCGGTAACGTAACGACTGTTGCTGGAATCAGCTCTGATGTAACCGCTGTCGCTGGGGACTCCACTGATATTGGTACGGTTGCTACAAACCTGACCGGCTCGAACACCATTGGCACGGTCGCCGGGATCAGCGCGGATGTGACCACGGTCGCCGGTATTTCGTCCAACGTCACAACCGTGGCTGGGATCAGCAGCGATGTGACTACGGTTGCCGCAGATGGTACGGACATTGGCACGGTCGCTGGTATTTCTTCTGATGTTACCACGGTTGCAGGCATCTCAAGCGATGTGACGACCGTCGCGGCAGACGGCACAGACATTGGAACTGTGGCAGGGATCAGCGCAGATGTGACCTCGGTTGCTGGGGTAGCAGCAAACGTGAGTACGGTAGCCGGTGTCTCCGCCGATGTGACTACGGTTGCAGGCATCTCCGCAGACGTTACCGTCGCCGCAACCAACGTTGCCGACATCACTAATTTTGCCGACGTGTACATTGGCCCATCTGCGTCTGACCCAACGCAGCGGGCTGATACCTCCGCGCTTCAGGCCGGTGATCTGTACTTTAACACCGGCTCCAACTCGATGAAGGTGTACAACGGGTCGAGCTGGGATAGCGTGTCGGTGAGCGCAACTACCGTGGTCTCTAAAACCAGCAGCACGGGCAGCGCCGTTATCCCGGTCGGTAGCACAGGCGACCGAGACGGCTCTCCGTCCACCGGTTTCTTCCGGTACAACACAACCGAAAGTCAGTTTGAGGGCTACGACGGCAGTGCTTGGGGCCAGATTGGCGGCGGCGCGGGCTACTTCAAAGGCGAGAATGGCACCGTTGGTTCAAGCGCGGGGGACATCTTCCGCGTCAATGAACAAGAACTGAACACCGACGTAACTATTGCCTCGACCGAGAACGCCTCCGCAACGGGGCCACTGTCTGTTGCAAGCGGCACCACGCTGACCGTTGATGGCAACCTCTCGATTATCTAGGAGCGGCTTATGAGTTCACTATCGGTTGACGCCATCACCGCAAAAACGGCGAACACAAACCTTACGCTGACGGGAAGCGGCACTGGCAAGGTAGTGCTTGGCGACGGCAGCTTAGTGCTGCCGGATGCTGACGGCACTGCCGGGCAGTTACTCCAGACCAACGGCAGTGGCACGTTGTCGTTTGTAGACGCATCTAGCGGTGCTGTTGTGCAGGTCCAAGGGGCGTACAGCGATGCCTACGCTACTCACTCGAATACTAACGTAGACAACCCTGTAGACATTCTGAGCGTTTCAATTACGCCGACCAGCGCATCGAACAAGATACTTATTGTGGGCCAGTTTAACGGCGCTGTCCTAAACGCTAATTACCAATACATTGGCGTTAAGCTGGTGCGTGGATCAACTGAGATTGGTTCTGGTGACAATACTACATGGAACACTGGTGTTGGCGAAATCCACTCTGCGGATAACAACGGCAGTTACACAAAACCAACTGCTGTTCATGCGTTGTTTTTAGACAGTCCTGCGACAACTAGCGCCACGACTTACAAACTACAGGCGTTTGGCAACTATTACAGTAGTAGCCTACAAAACCTCACGCTCGTCGAGAATGGCGGCGGTTACAACTACAACAATGCAGAAACTGCCATAGCAACTTCTAGCCTTATCGTTATGGAGGTGACGCCGTGACCAACGTCCTAGCAATCACCGAAGCTATCCTCGGCCTCCAGCCAGATGGCGAAGTCTGGCGCTTCAAAGTCACCGGCCAGACCAACGATGAAGCCTCATTTGCAGCCAACGTAACGTGGCAGGGCGGCGCTGCTCTAACGACCTGGAGCGCAGTGTCTGGGGCGCTGTCGGCGGCAACCGACAGCGTGGCAATGACCGCCCTACGCGCCGAGCGTGACCGCCTGCTGGCTGAAACCGATTGGTGGGTACTGCCGGATCGTACAGCTTCAGCCGAGCAGCTTGCCTACCGTCAGGCGCTTCGTGACCTACCAGCAACCACTAGCGAACCGGCTAATCCCGTTTGGCCGACGAAGCCGGAGGTTTAATCAATGTCTACTGTAAAAGCTAATACCGTCACTGCCTCGACGACTAACGGCAACGTCAGCATCGTCGGCAACGGCACCGGCAAAGTCACGCTGGGCGACGGCAACCTGATTTTTCCAGACGCTGACGGTAGCGCGTCTCAGTTCCTTCAAACTAACGGTAGCGGTACGCTGTCGTTTGCCAGTGTCGCCAGTCCGACAATTAGCCAGTCGTTTGAAAGTTCCGCGCAGACGCTTTCTGCTGACAGCGAAGCGACTGTGGCGCATGGCCTTGGGGTAAAGCCGGAGTTCATTAACCTTATTCTGGAATGTACGTCAGCAATTGATGGTTATTCTGTTGGCGATCACCTTCATTTTGGCGCTGGGTATAACTATGCCGACCGTGGATTAAGCTGTTGGGCAGACAGCACTAATGTCTATTTGACTACAGGCGTCAACTTTATTCTTACCCGCAGAACTGCGGGGCAGGTAGGCGATACTTCGTATGCTGCTTACAACGAGTTTGACGTGATTGTGAGGGCTTACGCATGACCCAGCGTTTCTACATTAACTCTGATGGAACTTATGCAGGCTCATACGATGGGCCTGATGCTGGCAATCCGCACGCAGGAAAAGTTGAGGTACCTAGCTGCCCGACATCAAGTCATCTGGTTTGGGATGGCGCGCAATGGACCGGCCAAGACTGGAACCCAGTAAGGTCGAAGCGCGTCGATCTGCTTGTTGAGGCAGATCACCTCGTCAACATTGCGGCTGACGCTGGTGACGCCGCCGCTGAAGCGGCTGCGCGCTCTTATCGGCAGGCGCTGCGCGACATCACCAATCAGGCGGACCCGTCCAACCCGACGTGGCCGACAAAGCCGGGGGCATAAGCTATGAGTACGATCAAAGCCAATACGGTTACCGCCGCCGACCTAAACACCGACCTTACGCTGACCGGCAATGGTACGGGCAAGGTCAACCTTGAGGCGGGTACGAAGCTGAACGGCACTGCGCTAGGCACTGCTGCTACGCTCAACGCTGGCAGCGGCTCTGGCGACCTGCTCCGCACAGACGGCAGCGCGGCATCGCTGACGGGTATCCCCGCCTATTATGAGTTGATAACGAGCGGCACCCTCTCCGCAGCTTCATCCTTGGCTATTGAGGGGTCGTCTTATATTAACGACAACTATATTCGGTACGTTCTTGAATACGAAGAAACCGGAAATGTAACCGCCGGAATACAAATTACTTTCCGCGAGGAAGCGACTGGTACTTATTTTTCCGCCAATTACGGACATGCTTTGACTGGCGTTAGTGGGGCAGGTAGCGCTTATACTAACTCAGCTTACAACACGTCCAATATCTACCCCAATTTCACTTTTTTCCACCCCAGTCATACGACCGGCACGAAGTTTGAGTATCACAGCTTTCGGGCCAGTGATTGCTATTCCAGCGTATTTTGGCACGGTGGCTATCCCGAGGATTATTATAGCCAAACATCCGTTGCATACGGGTATGGCGTCCTGCGCGACAATGCCGTCATCGACGGCATGAAGTGGACTGCCGTTAGCGGCACCTTTACTGGTCGTTATTGGTGGTACGGATTGAAGGGGGCTTAATCATGGCACGAACAAAAGTCATTAACGGTGTTGTCTACCCGCTGACCGCAGAGGAAGAAGCCGAGGCTGATGCCCGTGAGGCTGCGTGGGCGGCGGGTGCAACCGACCGTGCTTGGGCCGAGTTGCGCGCCGAGCGAGATCGCCTGCTGGCCGAGACGGACTGGGTAAGTCTCCGCGCTGTAGACGCGAGCGCTGACGGCTTGGGCATACAGCTTCCGCAGGTGTGGGTTGATTACCGCCAAGCGCTGCGCGATCTGCCTGCTAACACGGTAGACCCGGCCAATCCGGTCTGGCCTACGAAGCCATCATGATGATCCGCACACTCGCCCTAGCTGCCCTGCTCCTCACGTCTCCTGCAGCAGCGCAGAATGTCGCATGTGTGCCAGACACGCAGGCAGCAGACGCGGCGGCAACCAATGCGGGCGAGGATTTGATCTGGGAGGGCCGCACCAGTACCGGGTCCGAGATCAGGTTCTATCTGGGCAAGAAGACATGGAGTGTGTTTTTTCGGCGTGCGGATGGCCTTTGGTGCA